TTCAGCTGAAACCGTTCCGGCACGTTCTTTCCTTGTTCTCATACGTGCCAGGTGTCAGAATCAGGCCCTGAGCCTGTTCTACACCGACACCTACTCAACAACCCCGGAGCATCCATGCGACGCAAAAACCTCTCCCGCTCTCAAAACAAGCGGAACTTCAAAAAGGGTCGACAGACCCATCGCAAAAACTTCACGCCCCCACCGGGACGCGGTGGCTGGGCTGTCTAATTGCCGTGCTATACCCCGCTCGGCGGATGGCAACGGCCAGACGGAACTCTCCGCTTCTCTCGCCTCTCGCGTGGGACGCCGGATGTCGTCGTCCCTTGTGGCAAGTGCATCGGCTGTCGTCTCGACTATTCCCGCGAGTGGGCGATCCGCCTTACCCACGAACAACAAACCGCTGACAACGCCTGCTGGCTAACACTGACCTATGACCAGACGCACCTCCCCTCCGGCGCCTCACTCTCAAAAAAGGACTGGCGAGATTTCTCGCAAAAGCTCTATTCCTTCTCTCCCGGAGTCCGTCACTACGCTGTTGGCGAATACGGCGAAAAGAAAAAACGCCCCCACTTCCATGTATGCCTGTTCAATTGTGTGTTTCCCGAACGTCGATATCACTACACGACCGACTCAGGCTATCCGGTGGACCGCTCTCCGGTATTGTCAAAACTATGGGGTAAAGGGAACGCCGATATCTCGGACCTTACTGCTGAAAACGCCGCCTACACTGCGCGCTACACCATCAAAAAAGTCGACGGTCCCCCGGCCTACGAACATTACAAGCGGTTCGACGACTACGGCAACCAGTATTGGGTCGAACCGGAATTCAGTCGACAATCCAACAACCCCGGCCTTGGCTTCGATTTCTACCAAAAATTCGGCGAGCGTATCCGCTCACAAGACTCGGTCATTTGGAACGGCCACGAGGTGCCGGTCCCCCGCTATTACGACAAACTCACCGAGAGACTCTATCCTCGAGAATATGAACAGATTAAGAAACGTCGACTTGCAGCTATCGACGTCGGCGATCCGGAGAAGACACTGGCTCGCCGAACATCAAAACAAGCTGTTAAACGCAGGGCGATAAAGCCCCTCACACGACCACTGGAGTAATCATGAAATCGAACATTTATGCTCTCTACGACTCAAAAGCCGAAGTCTATCTGCGGCCTTTCTTCGTCACGACCGACGCGCTCGCACTGCGAGGCTTCGAGGACCTCGTTAACAGCGGTGATGACCAGCCCGCGAAAACCCCCGAGGACTTCACCCTCTTCCGTATCGGAATGTGGACCGACGTCAAAGGCGTAATTCAAGGAATCACGCCGGCAGCATTGGCGAACGGTATGGACGTTAAACGAAAGCGACCCACTCCTGCGGAAATGGACCAATACAACACGCTGCTCGAGCACCCGAACGTCGACAACCACGACATCAAACTCGGCATGACGGAGGCCGAATAACGAAACAGGCGCTCCGGATCTGGAGCGCCTTTTTTAATTACTACAGGAATCAACAACATGGCCAGAAACATCATGCGCGACTCGCAACGCGTCGAGTCTATCCGCGTCCCGCGCGCCACTTTCAACCGCAAGGCCAAAGTTCTCACGGCTATCGACGCCGGCTATATGATCCCGCTGCTAGTCGATGAAATCTATCCAGGCGAAACAATTCAGCTCCGGACGAACATTTTCGCCCGCGTGGCGACGATGCTGAAGCCGGTCATGGACGACATGTACATCGATCTTTTCGGCTTCTTCTGCTCGAGCCGCGTCCTGTGGCCCAATTTCGTCAAGCTCATGGGCGAACAGGTCGACCCCGGCGACTCTATCGACTACACCGTTCCGACCTTCACTTCCGGATCGGCCGTTGCGGAGAATTCTCTGGCCGACTATCTCGGCCTGCCCATCGGTAAAGCGAACGTCCTGCAGGGCGTCAGCGCACTCCCTTTCCGCATGTATAACAAGCTCTTTAACGATTGGGTGCGCCGGCAGGACCTCGTCGATTCGGCCCCCATCACCACCAACGACGGGCCCGACAACTATGCCGACTACACGCTTCGCCGGCGCATGAAACGAAGCGACTACTTCACCAGCGCGCAGCCGTGGCCACTTAAGTCAGGCGAGCTTGTCACTATCCCGGTCGGTACCGCCGCGCCGGTCGGTCCTGAGAGCAGTCAATCCGACGGCAATCTTATCGGTGTTCAAAACGGCCCGACGTCCTCGAACTACCATTTACTGGACTTAGCCGACGCTACTCACGTTGGCGTCGATACATCGTCCGGTAGTGTCAAAGGGACAGGCGGAGTGCTTCACGCCTATCTTGAAGAAGCATCCGGCGTAACCCCGCGGGAATTCAGACAAGCGTTTCAGGTCTCGCGCTTTCTCGAGCGCGACATGCGCGCCGGCACTCGTTACCCCGAGATCGTCATGTCCCACTACGGCGTGTCGATGCCTCACTCGCAATGGCGCTCCGAGTTCCTGGGCTACTCGTCTCGACCGGTCAACGTCACTCCAGTCGCAAACACCTCCGCAACCGCTACCGAAGACCAAGGCCAGCTGGCTGCTTTCGGCACCGGGACCGGCAATCTCAACATCACAAAGTCGTTCGTCGAACACGGTTATCTGATGATCCTCGTCAACGCACGGTGTAATCTCACGTACTCGCAGGGGATCCGGCGCATGTGGAGCAAGTCCACGCGCTACGACTTCATGTTCCCCGAGTTCAGCCACGTCGGTGACCAAGCAATCCTCAACAAGGAAATCTTCTACAACAACGACGCGAACGACGATCTGGTCTTCGGTTACCAGGAGCAATATGCCGACCTGCGCTACCTCCCCTCAATTATCACTGGCATTTTCCGTCCAGACGCGACGGCCTCGCTTGATCCTTGGCATTACAGCGAAGACTTCGGCTCGCTACCTGTCCTCAACACTACTTTTATCGAGGACAACCCGCCTGTCGACCGGACTATTGCTGTATCGTCTGAACCCCATCTTCTGCTCGATGGATATATCGATCTTCGCCATACGCGTCCGATACCGGCTTACGGCACGCCCGGCCTACTCGACCACATCTGATGCCTAGCTTCGGACACGCACCGCCGGGCTACGCGCCCGGCTCAACAGTCACAGGAACCAGACCTATGTCCGGAATCGACCCTATTTCTATCGGAGCATCACTTATAGGCGGCATTATGGGCCGCCGAGGACAACGCAATGCGAACCGGCAAAACCTCCAGATTATCCGTGAACAAATGGCCTTCCAGGAAAGAATGTCGAACACAGCCTACTCCCGATCGGCTCGGGACATGGAAAACGCTGGTCTCAATCGCATTCTGGCTCTGGGTGGTCCTGCTTCTTCTCCCGGTGGCGCTTCTGCCGTAATGGGTTCCGAGCTTGGCGCCGGCCTCGAGGGCGGCAATACCGCAATGCAAACGCAGGAACGCCGGCAGAACATGAAAGCGATCCGCGCTCAACAGCACCAGCTCGAAGCTCTGCAGCAAAAAACCGTCGAGGAAAAAACCGGCATCAGGCAACAAAACCGCGTCCGCGAAGTCGAGGCCAGACTGGCCGAGCGTCGTCTTCAATACCTCCTCGACCATCCCGAATACTTCGAGGCCGGCATCAAGCGCGAGCTAATGGGATCCGCCGGCCTCGCTACAACCACAATGGGCGAGAACGTCGGCACAGCCGCCGGCTGGGTCCGACAGCAAGCCGGTCGAGGCAAGGACAACTACGTCATGCAAGGCTTCAACCGGCTGCGTGCGGAAGCACTCCGTAAGCTCGCCAACATCAACCGCAGGAGAAACTAATGTCATTGACGTACTACATTGGCGAGCTGCTTCCGCAGGATCTGAAAAAGATCAAACCTCGCCCCGCATCCGAAAGGATCCAAAACAACTTTGAGATCACGGAGCTTGATCTCGAAACCGGCGAAGTTAAAACCGTGAAACAACCCTCGCGCACCGATCAGTCTTGGAAAGACCGCGTCGACCTCAACAAGGTCGTCGCTAAAGCGTCGAGGGTACAAGTCCAGGAATGGCGCGACGTCCACGCCAAGTGGGTAGACGATGCCTCCGATATCGACGTCGCCGACCTGACCTTCGCCGAATACAACAACGTCCTAGCGCAAGCGGAACAGGTGTTCTCCGACCTCCCTTCCGACGTCCGTCTGCGCTACAACAACGACGCGAGAGAATTCCTGTCGTTCCTCGCGGCCGATCCCGACGGTTCCACGACCGTCGACGAGCTACTGTCGTCAGAGCATCAACCGGTGACTCGACCGACCGCTGAACAAGTAGCTCAACCTCAGCCGACTCCGGCTCCAGCTTCCCCCGAAGCACCCGCCGAACCGGCTGAATAGCCACTCCAGTGGCAAACCCGAGGCCCCCTTGACTGGGGGCCTCATCTCTTCCCCTGCCAAACTGAATACAGCTAGTACTGGCGCCGAAGGCGCGCTAAACGCCAGCTACGCTGGCAGTTCTCGGACGCGCCAGCGTCCGCTCTAGCAACCCCCCAGCGGGAGTGACCCGCAAACCAGTGGAGCCATAGCAGCCGTTAGAGCAGAGCGACCTACGGATGCATCGGCTCTAGTAGGTTTGCGGGTAACGACAAAACTCCCGCAAAATCAACTAGTTACACTAGCTCCCGCCCGCAGGGCGGATCGACCTCGAGCAACGCGGTCGCAAGCTCAATTATTGAGCTCTACGGTTTCAGCTGAAACCGTTCCGGCACGTTCTTTCCTTGTTCTCATACGTGCCAGGTGTCAGAATCAGGCCCTGAGCCTGTTCTACACCGACACCTACTCAAC